TAGAACCGTAAGATGCGGCAGTAACACCCGAGTTAGCAAGTGTAACAGCAGCAGATACGTTAGAAGAACCGTCTACACCTGAAAGAGTAGCAGTAGCGTCACCTGTCAATGACAAGTCGCGAGCAGTTTCCCATGCAGTTGCAGTGTCAGCGTTACCAGTTACGTCACCAGTAACATTACCAGTTACGTTACCTGTAACATTACCAGTGATGTCACCTGTTACGTCACCTGTTACGTCACCTGTTACGTTACCTGTTACGTTACCTGTGAGTGCAGCAGTGATCGTACCAGCAGAAAAGTTACCAGAACCATCTCTCTTGACGATCTTAGATGCGGTGTTGGCGTCAGTGGCACCATCCACTTCGTCGGTGTAGTACTTACCACCGATAGCATGAATGACAGCATTGGAACCAGAATCTACAGACTCAATATAGAGTTTTGCAGAAGCACCATCATTTGATGTGTCCTGAGCATAGGCCATTTCACCGTTTACAAGATCACTTGTAGAGGGTGCGGCAAGACCAGTAGATCGTTTGATCTGAATTGTTGTTGACATCTCTTTCTCCCGTTTTTAGGTTTCTTTACTTCTAAAAAATTTAATATGTACCACCGTCAATATTAGCTACATTAGCTGCAACATCAGCAGCTGGGGCGGCCTCCCAATTTCCCGATGACGAGTCGTAAACCAAGGTATATCCATCTTGTACTCCCTCAACATCCACCCCAGACAAACCATCAATCGATGTTGCGGTTTGAGTCCTAGATGGATTTGTCACCGATGTACCCAATCTTACCTGAGCAGTTGGGGTTGATGTTGTTACTCTCCTAGTATTACTAGTTGGTACTGACACCTTGACTGCCATTACTTTGTTACCTCCGGCGTTACGGTTACAATTCCTTCCAGAATTCTCAAAGTTTCCGCACTGCTAGTGATTTCAATGTCGTATACATATCTACCAGCCTTTATATCACTGGTCTGCGCGGCAGTCAGTGATATGGTAAGTTCACCCGTCAAATCTACTTTTGCTGTTGTAAAAGCTGTATAAGTAGATGTATAATAACTCTTTCGCATCTGTGCAGAGACAGTATAAGAACTCAAGTCTTTAGCTGTCCCATCATCGTTGGTCAGAGTTATCGTCAAGGAAAACGTTGTACCCTGATCGATAGTTATGTTTTGTACGGTAGCCATACTTTATTCCATTTACTTCAGAATATTTATAATACGCGAAAATTATGAAAACTTTGGTGACAGTTCTCTACGGTGAAAAATATAGTGCGAATGATGTACACTATATTTATGATAAAACGAAACAGTACAACCATGTCTGTATCGTGGACGATGAAAACAGCAAACATCTCAACAAAAATATAAAACAAATACGAATAGAAGAACCAGAAGGACATTGGGAAAAGATAAAATTATTTAAAAATAATTGGCAGGGGGATTGCCTTTACCTAGACTTAGATGTTATAATACAGGGTAGTCTAGACAAATTGTTTGACCACTGTTCAAAACCAACAATCTGTTATTGTTACTGGAAGGCTCCGTGGGACACCAGTGAAAACAGAATCTACGACAGACCAAAACGGTACAAAGAAGACAATGGTTCTGATGATGTGCCTTGGACATATAAGTGGTTGGGTCTGTGGAACTCCAGCGTCATGGCGTGGAACGGGAATGACGCAAGATATATTTACGACTACTTTGAAGACAACGATCAATATTTCATGACTAAATATTGTGGAGACGATAGGTTTTTGTACCACGAAAAACTGTTTGACAATGTGTTTCCACGGGGACTTATGTACTCGTTTGTCGCCGGAGTAGATTTCGACACGGACACATCTCCAAGGGGATATAAGATCAAACCTGAGTATCCACTCGTATTGATGAACGGCCCAATTCCAAAGAATGAGTTGAGAAAAAAATATTATGATGCACTTTCTCTGCATAAAATGGGGTAACAAGTATTCCGCAGAGTATGTAAACAACTTACGCAAAATGGTTCAACAGAACTATACCAAGCGTCACAAGTTTATATGTTACACCGATGATCCAGATGGTATTGACAAGGGCATAACCATTCGATCAATTCCCAGAGTCGATCCTCTGCACCCCGACTATTGGTTTGGCAGAGAAAACTATTGTTGGGATAGATCAAAGTTTCTTGTTCTAAATTCTCACCATTGGTTGCGAACCAAGGGCCCATTTTGTTATCTGGATTTAGATGTTGTGATCCAAAACAATATCGATGAAATCTTTGAGCTATCTGCTAAACCGCATATGTTGTATTCTCATTGGGAAGACCCTAGTGTGTTGCATGACCGGAGATTCAAGGACATCCGTGGCAGTCTCTACAACTCCAGCGTTATGTTGTGGTGCAACGATGAGGGTGAAAAAATTTACAATGATGTCCTCAAACACAAAGACACCGTATTCAAAACATTTTGGAAGGGAACAGACAACTACTACCCCTACCGAGAGCACGATGTGGTTGGTGATAACTACTGGTCTTTCCTGCCATCGGATTGGGTCTACTCTTACAACAGAGGTCAGTCATACCCAGATAATTTGACAGAACATCTGTATAGAGAAGAGGCAAAATTCTGTATCTTTGATGTTCCCGTGGTTCCAAACAAGAGTGTTCAAAAGTATTTCAAACCATCTGAGGTAAAAGATTACAACATACTAATACACTGGTATGGCAAAAATGAGTTTGAAAAACTTTGGATGCCCAAGTTTCCAGAAAACTTCTTTACCAAGAACAAACACACGGACAGAATTGATACACTAATCAAGGATGCAAATGCCTACGATCCGTTTGTCAAACAAATAGAATCCAGACACCTAGAAACTATCAAAGAACTTGATGGTGATCTGATTTCTATGCATAAAAAATTTCTTGCAGATTTCCCTACCGACCCCCTCTTGTTAGAGGGTGACGAATCGTTGTATTGGAATAAAGATGTAGACGGCATCTACAATTTCTACAAAGAAAGATACGTTTACAAAATGCACAAGGTGGTCTTCGATGTTTTGGTAGATAAGTTTTACAAAGACCTACCAAGAATAAAAGAAGATTGGGAGAAATACAAAGACAAGTTTGACAGTATCAAAAACTGGTCGCAGTTTGATTCAATGACAGATGAAACTCTGGAAAGAAACTACATGGATCAGGGTGTCATAAACAAACTGCGGCAGATGGTCAACGAGAATGATCTAACATCTCTGACAAACCAGATGATCGAATACTTTCCAGAACTAGAAGAACAGTTGAAGGGAACCATCCCAGAGATCAAAGAGTCTGTCCCAGAGTTAGAAAAAGAAATATCTAACTTCACATTCATCAGAAGAATTGAACCACAACACAAAAAGATCATCAAAGAAATCTTTGACACTGGTGATATGATATCCATGCACAAAAAGTTTTTGGCAGACTTTCCAGATGACTCGATGTTGCAACGAGGTGACCAATCTCTTTACTGGAACAAAGACGCAGATGGCATCTATGATTTTTACAAAGAAAGATATATTTCTAGGCAACACAAGATTGTGCATGAAGAGGCATCCACTAACGGACCCGTAAGATACTTCTGGAACATAAGCTGGATGCAGTGTTTTGCATTGTATCGTAGACTGTGGTACAAGAATGATCTCCCACAAATCAAGAAAGAGTTTATGAAAAATGTCGAACTCTACGGCATTCAGAGATTGTTTTGGGATGCGGATGACGCAGACACACAGAAGTTATACAAGAGATACTACATAGAAAACCTCAAGGAACTCTTCTATAAACAAGACTACGAGGCGGTGTTTGAAAGACTCTACAACATCATGCCGAAAGATGAACTGTTGTCGATACTCAAACAAGACAATATGTCTGACGATGACACGTTGGTGAAATACTTTCAGATGCACGGCGAACAATACTCTGACATGTACCGTGGTCTGTACGAGGATGGTGCCCCAGATGGTGCTCTTGTTCAGTTAAGTGCCACAAGAAATGACACAAAAGATTCTTACAATGACATTTTTTTGACGGGCCATGAACATAATTTGACATCTATCCGTAAAATTTTTGACAGGTATAGAGTCAATTGGGTGACATTGATGTGTGAACTTTCTGACCCCACCAAGTCAGAACACTTTGAAGAGATATGCAAATACTTCAGAGACAACGGCGTAACACTTACAGTGCAAACCTACGATCAAACATTTATCAAACCAAATTGGATTGATGAGATTGAGTATATCGAACACCCAAAACAAATTGTACACAATCCAGTAGTACAAGAAACTATCGCCAGTGACATCCCCGTAAACTTGGAAACACTGAAGATGTTCAAACAAAAGGATGAGGTGCGTAGACCAAAACCAAAATCTAAAAAATCTGATCCCGTTTGGTGTGATGCAAGGAAGAGTGGGTACTTCTATGTGAGTGCAGATAGTGGCGCATATCCATGTGCTTTCATTGCGAGAGATACATTAGAAAGTAAACTTTTACCCTATCATCCCCTTGACTATACATACAATAGTCAGTATAATAGTCTGAAGAACTTTACTGTAGGTGAAATAATTTACAGCAATGATTTTGAAAACATTAGTCAGAGTTTGAAAAGAAATCCCCTGACTATTTGTCACAAGAAGTGTGGTGGTTGTAATGCGAGTTAATTATGTTTGTAGCAAATGGGGAACCAAATACGGTCCACACTTTGTCAATCGACTGAAAAACATGGCGTTTAGAAATACGCCCAAAGAATTTGATGCACATTTTTATTGTTACACTGATGACGCAAAAGGTTTAGACGATGATATCACTGTTATCCCTTTTCCTGACATACCTGATATTCATCCTAAGTATTGGTTTGGCAGTGAAAATTTTAAGTATGGCATGGCACGCTGTTGGGATCGTCCTAAGACTTTTGTTTTTAATACCCATAATTTTGCTCCTGATAGGCCTACTGGACGTTTTGTTTTTTTTGACTTGGATGTTATCATTCAGCGTGATCTCACACCTGTCATAACATACAACATGGAAAGACCCACTAAGATGAAGTCTTGGTGGCAAGACCCCAGACCAATGCAAACCAGACAGTTTAAATTAGCACATGGTGCGTACACGAATGGTTCTTGTCAAGTCTGGTCGGACGATCAGTGTGAGTGCATCTGGGAAGATGTGCTAAAAAATCAGGAGAAGATTTGGTTCACATACACTGACGGAACCGATAACTATCATTCATGGAAGTGGGGTCGATACGGTGAAGACTTGTGGGATCACTTTCCTTCTTGGATGGCATACTCATACAACCGTGGTCGGTCATGGGATGAAGATGATTTGAATGTAGGAATATACAGACCAAACTGCATCATCTGCGTGTTCAATGTTGACCTTCTGCCCTTTGAAGACAAGAGCAGGGGACACACAAAACAAGATGAATTAGCCGATCCTAAATTACTAGAGCATTGGCGATGAATATCTACACTGTAAAATGGGGTGACAAATACAATCACCAACATGTGAATAGTATCTACGAACAATGTTTGACGTATCTCACATGTGATTTTGATTTCTTCTGTCTCACAGAAGACCCCAAAGGATTAGACCCCGCAATCAAACCACTCGCTCTACCAGGCGGCAACAAACTGGAAAAGTGGTGGAACAAGATGTATCTGTTTGATGACAACATCGTGACCCAGAAGGGCGAGAAGATGTTCTTCGACATCGATACCATCATTCAGAAAAACATTGATGTGATCGCTGAGTATGATCCAG